AAGCTGGTGGTCTTTTTTTATGCCCTAGAAAACTTTTTTAACTTTTTTCAAAAAATAGGGTGGTCAAAACCGCCTCCAAATCTCCATATGGTGAGCAAGGGATAAACAGCAACAAAAATCCAGCTCAAAGGAGGATTCAATATGAAACACAGATTAAAAATCAATGTTGCAAACGAATCTCCTAAAGAAGGCATCGTTGCCTGCAAAAAGAAAAAGGTAAATATAAATTTTTTGATTTTAAAATAATCAATTTTAGCATTAACAATATCCAAAGAATAAATATTGACTAACAATAGAACTTTTACCATCTTTACATTCCTCAAGTTTGATTCTAGGAATTTTATATGCAATACCAGTCCAGTTTTGCATTAGGTTGCGCCTTATTACAAGTCATTTGGCGGCTTTCTTTTTTCTTCGGATTGTCTCATGGGAGAAAGTAGATGCAAAACAGATTCAAATAAGCAGATTCGCGTGACCGAACACGAGATACTCGCAGTAGCGATATCAGCATTATATCATTAAACAGAAATTATTTCGCGCAGTGGATACTAAAAGATGCAGGAATATAAAAAAGTTGTCCCCGAATAGGGACAAGCAAAAAAATACGTGTCATAAAACATTGACTCTGCGATTTTCATATGATAATATTGGTTTAACGATACAGGGTGTATCGCTAAAACAGAGGAGAAACCACGATGCAAGTCTACGATGAAGCACTGTTGCAGAATACGCTAGAATTCATACGCAAGTATCAGGAGAGAGAGGGTAGATCACCTTCGTATCGCATGATAATGAACTCGGTGAAGGGTTATACCGTTATAGGCAAAGTTCAGAGATACCTAAAGGTGTTAAAAGACAGAGACCTCATAGATACTACGCCGAATGTGGGAATTGACATACCTGTCAGTCACGATGCAGGTAAATGTGAGCCGGCACAACTAGTTGGCTCAGTAGCCTGCGGCACACCGATACTCGCATATGAAAACGTAGAGGGCACGTTTATGCTTCCGACAGAACTATATGGGAGCGGAGAAAAGTTCCTTCTAAGAGCACGCGGCAACAGCATGGTAGAGAAGAACATCCACAACGGAGACCTCATCGTTGTCAGAAGACAGAATTTTGCGGACCCTGGAGAAGTGATAATAGCAATGATAGGAGATGAAGCAACTGCGAAGATATATCTGCCGCGCAAGAACAAGGTGATACTTAGGGCGGCAAACAGTAACGTAAACGAAGCAGGGGAACGCATCTATAAGGATATAGAAACGAAAGAGTGTGAAATACTGGGAGTAGTTGTCGGCTACTTAGGGAAAATATGACACAATATATAGCAATACCAATTGAAGTGCTTGTAAAATACAACGAGCAAGGGCAGATTAGACCCGTCAAGGTCATTTTCTCTGATGAAATGTTCGTTGTTGACAGGGTATTTACGGAAAAAACGGTACAACCGCCGTGGGGTGGGTACTCGGTATACGAATATGCGTGTTTACTTAAAGGCAAACGGAAGAAATTGTACTTTGATAAGCAGAACAACAAGTGGTTTGTCGCTAAGGAGTACAATGAATATCAAAATTATGTATTGGGAGGTGTAGGTGATGTGTAAAGATGTAAAGTGTCCTATCTGTGGTAGTCTGCAGAAGCGGCTGTACTTGGAAGAGACAAACGGTTGGTTCGTTTGTTCAGAATGTGGAACAGAGGTAATGATACCGGAAGATGCGAAAATGGTAAAGATACCAATTTATTCCATAAATATTGATAAAGGGTTTGACAAAAAACCCGCTTAGAATATCAAAAATAACGAGATAACGCGGCAGACAGCCGCTGAATCAGGTCGCAAACGTAATCTTTCTACGTGTTCGGAGTTCCCAACCGGCACAATGCAGGGGATTAAATCTAGACGTTAGGCGGCTAGGGAAAAGGAGAGATTTATAATGGCGAAATCTTTAACAATTGAATGTCCGAGTTGCAACATGATGCACTTTCAAGTCGCTGAGTGCAAGGATCTGGTAATCCAGTGTCCAACTTGTGGTGCAACATTCAAGGTGACGGCTACTTGCGAGGATGCGGTCATCAAGGTCAGATTGCCAAAGTCGACGAAGCCTATTAAAAAGGCAAGCGGAACCTGACCGTAAATCCAACAACCAAATATCTTTGAAACCGCTTGCTCCGCAGTGGTCAGTAGGTGTGAAATACCATAAATCCTACGCACGGAAGTAAGCCAGTGTGACGAAACTGGAGTCTATCTACAAGGTAGAGGATATCTAAGCCTCACAGAGCGTTAGCCAACAGGTTAACCCTTTGTGGGGTTTTTTAATGCCCTAAAAGGAGTCCGACGTATGGCGAATGTTATGTGTCGGGCTTTTTTTATACACAAAAAGACGATACAAAATGACACCTAAAAAAGTTTTACTATTTTTTCAAACCTTTCATTAGGTGCAAGGTTTGATTGCGAAAATACAAGCATCAAGAGCAAAGGAGGTGAGAACAGTGCAGTACGCAACAGAGCGTCGACAACAAATATTGGAATACATGTGCGAAAAAAGGCATGAGTCGTGCGCAAATCTGATGAACGAATATGGCATCTCGTACACAACGTTGTACAGAGACCTACAGATACTGCAATGTTCTTACCCGATTTACACAACGCAGGGCAACGGTGGCGGAGTACACGTCGTAGACGGATACTACATGGGGCGCAAATATTTAAAACCGAGCCAAAAGGCGTTACTGGAACAGCTGTCAGCAACGCTCACCGGAGAGGATGAAAAGACTATGCAGGAGATACTCAAAACCTTTGCTCTTGAAATACCTAAAAAGGACTGAGGAATATGAATAACATTCGAGACGGCACGGCAAAAGTGCCAAAGAAGGAAAAGTTGGAGAAACCAATAGTGCCAATGCCTATCAAGGCGAAGCCATATCAGCACCAAGTCAAAGCGTTCAATTTCGCGCTGAGGACACTGGGCGTAGGAGGTAATGATGAAAACAAATTGTGATTATTGCGGCGCGGAAATAGAGCGCAAAGAACCTAAACAGCACAACTTCTGTTGCCGCGAACACATGAACGCTTGGAACAGGGGGAACTGCGATTACAGTCGAATGGCAACAGGACACAAAGCGCTGCACCTGACGGCGTTAAACAAAGCCACAAACGGTTTGGCGAAGATGCCGTTCTCGAACACGAAACACGGCAACTCACGCAAAGCAAGGCGCATTTTGTCGGAATATCTTGGCAGACCGTTGAGGGCGGACGAAGAAGTGCATCACATCAACGGCGACGAAACAGACAACCGCGTGGACAATCTGATACCGATGACACGAAGTGAACACCGACGGTATCACCGGCTGAAAGCACTGTTCGAATACGAGTGGAGAAAGAAGCATGCAAAAGAGTAAGGGCGTGGCATTTCTGATGGACATGGGCACAGGCAAAACGCTCGTAACGATAGCACTAGCAGGCACGCTGTTTCAGCAGAACAAAATACATAAGTTGTTGGTCGTTGCGCCGAAGTCAATTCTATCAGTGTGGGAAGACGAGTTCTTCAAATTCGCGGACTTCGACTATCAGCTGACAGTGCCGGAAGGTGACACACAACGCAAGGCACACACGATAGCCGGACTGCAAGCGGCAGACTTCCTGCAAGTGGTGGTGCTGAACTACGAAAGTGTGTGGCGACTGGAAGACGAAATGCTGAAATGGAATGCCGACATGATTGTTTGCGACGAATCGAGCAAGATAAAGAACCCGAAAGCGCAGTGCAGTAAAACGCTTCACAAACTCGGCAGGAAGTCACAATACAACGTAATTCTGACAGGAACGCCAGTGGTGAATAACCCGCTAGACTTTTTCAGCCAATATAAGTTTTTGGACGAGCAGATATTCGGCGCAAGCTTCTATCCGTTCAGAGCAAAGTATGCAATCATCGGCGGCTACGGAAACCACCAAATCGTAGGGTATAAGAACCTCGAAGAACTGGTAGAAAAGGCGCACTCCGTAGCGTACAGGGTAAGGCTCACAGATGCAGTAGATATGCCCGACACGGAAGACCGCGAAATCTATATTCAACTAGAACCGAACTCGATGCGAATGTATAGACAGATGGAGCAGGAAAGCTATGTCGAACTGATGAACGGAGAAGTGGACGGAAGAAACGTGTTGACGAAGCTGTTGCGGCTGAGTCAAATAACCGGCGGATACGTAACCAACGCGGAGCACGTAGCACAACAGGTCAGTTCTGCGAAGCTTGAAGCACTGGAAGATATACTTGACACTTGTGCTGAGGAACAACGAAAGGTGGTTGTGTTCGTTCGATACCTACCGGAGATTGAAGCGATACGCCGCATGCTCGTAAAGAAAGGAATAAAGCACGCGTTGGTATGCGGAGAGGTCAAAGACCGCGCGACAGAAGTGGCACGTTTTCAGGAAGACAAGGAATGTCTTGTGTTCGTAGGGCAACTGGCTACTACCTCAATGGGACTGACTCTAACCTCATCGTGCGTGGCAGTGTTCTACTCGTTGGACTTCAGCTTCGCCAACTATCAGCAGTCGAGGGCAAGGATATTCCGAATAGGGCAACAGAACAAGTGCATTTACATTCACTTAATAGCAAAAAACACAGTGGACGAGCTGACGATGAAGGCTCTGAAACGCAAAGAATCACTGGCGAAACTAGTGGTTGACAACCCCAAAACAATATTAGTAGGAGAAAACAGATGACAGAAACAAAAATGTTGGAACTCGCAGACCAACTCAAACAACTGCGAGACAGAAAGGCAGACCTGGACTTTGAGACCAAAGAGGTTAACAAGCAAATTGAGGGCGTTGAACTGGATTTGATTCAGGAAATGACGACCGAGGAATGTGAAAGCTTCAAGCGCAACGGTGTGCTGTTCAGCTTGGTGAGGAAGGAATACCCTTCGGCGATACCTGAAATGAAAGGCGAACTGTATGAGGTCATGAAGCAACGCGGCTTCGAGCACTTGTTCACCATCAACACACAGACGTTGCAGGCAACGCTGAAGGAACTGAAAGCGAATAACGATGACCTGATGCCGGAATGGCTTGACGGACTGATACAAATCGCCGAGAAACAATCAATTCAAGTAAGAAAAAAATAAGGAGATAGAACAATGAGCAAAGAGTTAACAGTGAAGGAATCAAAGTATTTGGCAACAAGCAACGGAATGATGGATTTCGCCGAGGAAACAGACGGTTTGACACCGAACTTGGAACGCATCAAGATACCCGCCGGCGGCGGACTTGCATTCGAAGTACCGGGCGACGATCCGAACAGCCCCGACATGGCAAAAGAGTTCGAAGCGGTGATACTGTTCCACCACCCAATCAACACGTACTACAAAGACAAGTACGACGGAAGCAACAACCCGCCCGATTGCGGTTCGATGGACGGAAAGGTCGGCATCAACTCGGACGGTGAAGTAGTTGAGTGTGCAAAGTGTCCGTTCTCGAAGTTCGGAAGCGACGAAGGCGGCAAGGGAAAAGCGTGTAAGCAAAAGCGCAGGCTCTACTTGCTGAGAGAAGGGGAGATGCTGCCGATTTTGATGACACTCCCGACAGGCAGTCTCGGTGAATTCAGCAAATATATTATGCGTTTGTTGAACAAAGGCAAGAAGTCGAGCCAAGTCGTCACGAAGTTCTCGCTGAAAAAGGCGCAGAACGCAACCGGCATCAACTATTCGCAGGCAATGTTCTCGGTTGTGCGAGACCTTGTCGACGAAGAACAAGCGTTCATCGGGAATATGGCACAGCAGGCGAAGTCAATCGCACAAAGTGTCGAGACCGTAGACGAAGGCGAATAACAAAGAAGGGGACGGTAGCGGGTTTCCCGCTACCTTGCCCCAAAGGAGCAACAATGAAAGACGAAAAAATCAATCAACCAAGCCACTATGCAGGGACTCAGATAGAGACGATAAAGTACATCGAGGATAAACTCTCTGTCTCTGGCTTTGAGGGGTATTGTGTAGGTAACATCATCAAGTATGTCTCTCGTTATCGTTTCAAAGGTGGAATTGATGACTTAAAAAAGGCGGCGTGGTACTTGAAAAGGCTAATTAAGACGATGGAGAAGCAATAATAATGAAGAAAGTATACATTTGCTCGCCTTTTAGGGGGCGTAGCGCAAAGGCAACAGAGAAGAATAGACAAAATGCACTGGTATATTGCCGCTTTGCATACGAGCAGAGATGCAATCCGTTCGCTCCACATGCGTATTATCCTGAGTTTTTGGACGATACGACCGCATCTGAACGCAAAGACGGCATGACGATGGCTCAGGAATGGATGTGGGCATTCCAGGAGATGTGGGTGTTCGGAAATGTTATCACACCGGGTATGCGAGAGGAAATCAAACTGGCGCGATTGCTAGACATAAAAATAAGGTACTTCAACGAATTCATGGAGGAAGAGCGGAAATGAACGACTTATTCGAAAAGGTCAGAACTGAAATAAATATTGCCGACGTGTTGGAACGCTATGGCACCCGCATTGACAGAAGCGGTAAAGGTCTTTGTCCTTTTCATAACGACTCAACGCCTTCGTTATCGATTGACAAGAGCACAAACAGATTCAAGTGCTTTGCGTGTGGGGAATCAGGAAGTTCGATAGATTTTGTAGCAAAACTGAAAGGCATGGAACCGCTTGATGCGGCGAAAGAGATAGCGGACAGCTTCGGCATAAGGTACGAGGAAGCAGAACAAAAGAGCAAGAAGCAGACGATAAAGGAATACTTGCGGGAATGTATCGCAAACGTTGGAAAGACGGACTATTTTCAACGTCGGGGGCTGAGCGCGGCAACAATAAAGAAGTATTGCTTAGGCTACGACACCTGGCGCAAGTCGGTGGTCATACCGTACAGTTCGAAACTCGAATACTATCAGAGCCGCGGCACTGTTGAAAAGACGTTCTTCAAGCCAAAGACAGAGGATGCAGGAGTAGAGCCGGTCTTTAATACAGAAGCTTTGTCAGGCAAGAGCAAATGCCCTGTCTTCGTGGTCGAATCGCCAATCTGTGCGCTGAGCATAATGCAATGCGGCGGAGTAGCAGTGGCGACGTGTGGAACTGGTGGTTGGCGCAAGGTTGCTGAAGCGGCGGAGAAAAGCAAGATACAAGGCGGCTTGATACTCTGTTTCGATAACGACGAACCGGGGCGCACTGCATCAAAGAGCATGGCTGCCGAACTCTTCGAACACAACATAAAGTACATAGCATACAACGTTGCGGGCGAATGCAAAGACCCGAATGAGCTTCTGATGAAAAGCGCACAGCAACTCGAAGCGAATGTAAAGGCGGCGAAACTCGAAATGAGGAAGCGGTATGCAACGGACAAGGACAGCTTCGATGCCTACGACTTGGTGAACGAAACGCTGGCACCTATCACGTGGATCGTGGAGAACCTACTTCCAACTGGCTTGGCTATGTTGTGTGCGCCGTCGAAGTATGGCAAATCGTGGATGGTGTTGCAATTATGCCTAGCCGCTGCCGAAGGGAACTCGTTTCTTAACTTCAAAACGGTGAAATGCGAATGTTTGTACTACGCACTTGAAGACGGAAAAATCAGGTTGCAGGACAGACTGAAAAAGATGCTCAGAAACAAGACAGCACCACGCGGTATTCACTTTGTCATCAAGGCAGACACATTGGAGACTGGGTTGCTCGATAAGATAACCGAAGAACTGAGGACGTTTCCGAACATCAAGTTGGTCATCGTTGATACATTGCAGAAGGTACGCGGCAAAATGTCTAAGGACGAAACGCTATACGGCAATGAGTACAGAGAAATGGCGGCGGTGAAGGACTTTGCGGACAAGAACAAGATATGCGTGCTCTTCGTACACCACCTGCGAAAAATGGCAGACGAGGGCGACGTGTTCAATATGATAAGCGGCAGTACCGCTTTGATGGGCGCGGCAGACACGATACTCATCATCTCAAAGAAAAAGCGCAACGACCAAAACGCAACGTTTTCTGTAACAGGACGAGACATACAGCAAAGCGACTTGGTTATAGCGTTCAATCAGGCAGACTATAAGTGGGAAGTTGAAGGTACCGCAGAGGAAATAGCCGAAAGGCGTGAGCGCGAGGAATATGAGAACAACGTATATGTGAAAACGATAAAGGAACTTGTTCGAAGAAACCCTGTCGGCGGTTGGAGCGGCTCGGCGGCGGACTTGATGAAGGCAGTGTACGACATAACAGGACAGCAGGTCGCAGATTCGGCATCATCGGTCGGAAGACAAATCACCAAGTTTGACTACAAACTGCACTGCGACGATATTGAGCACAAAGCATCACGTAGCGCAAGCAGAGCACATACGTTCAAGCGCATAGACCGAAGCATTCCGTATTGCAGGCAGAGTAGCCTGTATGACAACGATGATGAATAAGCGTCGTTTACAAAACAAAGTGTCGCAAGCGTCGAAGCGTCGTAACAACCCCTACGCGACGGGAGGTTAGTGTCGTAAGTGTTGGAAGTGTCTTCTTCGACGCTTCGACACTAACGACAGATACTTTTACAGGAAGTATAAATGCAGGGAGACAATATGAACGAAAGCGATTTGGTGAAAAAGATAAAGGACTATTTGAAAACCATAAAGGACTGCTTTTACTGGAAAGAGCACGGCGGTCAATACGGAACGGCAGGCATACCCGACATAATTGTCTGCTACAGGGGAAGGTTTCTAGCCTTCGAATGCAAGGTCGGGAAAAACAAGGCAACCGCACTTCAAGAACTGACAATACGACAGATTGTGAAGGCAGGCGGGTACGCACTCGTAGTCAGGAGTGTTGAGGAAGTGAAGCAAATAATCGAAGCATTTATAGGAGAATGAGCAATGTTTGAGAAGGAAATAGTGAATCGCTTAATCATAACGGAAGAAGCGCGGGTGGACTATCAGGAGATAGACAAAAACGCAGTGCTACCGTTTAAGGATATGGTAGAGGAACTAAGTGAATACATAGACAATATGAATAAAGGCGGTCGTCTTACATGGCAACACTATTTCCGAGCAACGTACTACGATGAGGGCTTGGATAGAATGCTGATGCTATTCTGCTACCGACACAAAGAGGTTGACGGAATACAACTGTGGCTTCTGCGAGGGATATGCGAGGAAAAGGACTGGACAGAGGAAATGGAAGACTGCGGGCAGATCAGGTCGTGGGTGATGACAGAACTCTATCCGACCGACGAATATGACTGGGTAGAGGAATACAACAAAAGGCGCGCTGAGGAACAAGCGTATCAAGACGAACTGGATAAGGAGAACAAAAAATGCAGACGAAAGAAACGATAAAGGAGATGTTGAAGGACTACCGCACGTTGAATACCAAGTGTAAGGTATTAGCGGCGACAGGGAAAACAACGCCGGAAACAGAATTGTTTGCATTAGTCGTGAAGTGTATCAGCGGACTTGATGACGAAAGCAGAGACATAATCGAAAAGGTGTACATGACCGGAATGTCAATAAGGGAATACGGAAAGAGGAATTATATGAGCCGGATGACCGTTTGCAGGCGAATTGAAACGGCGGCGGAAACAATTGCGGAGTGCCTAAAATAAGATGGGACAAAGTGGGACAAAACGAGACAACCGCGTGACAAAAAGTGACAAACCGTCCGTATAATAAGGTTGTAAGCAAAAGGGAAGCGGCTTTCGTCGAAAATCGGCAATCCGTTTTATAGGAGAAAACACACAGGGAAGCGGCGGCTCCCCTTTTTGTTTGCACAAAAGCAGGAGGAACAGGACATGCCAAGGAAACCAAAGACTCCTTGCAGATACCCTGGCTGTCCTCGACTAGTTGAAGGCGGCAGTTATTGCGAGGAACACAAAAAAGAGATAACACGACAATACAACACATACGAGCGCGACAAGGTAGCTCAACGCTTCTACCAATCGGAAGAGTGGAAAGCAACCCGCCGCCGCAAATTGCAGATAACTCCGCTATGCGAAGAGTGCATGCGACTAGGAAAACTGACGAAGGCAACGATGGTTGACCACATAAAACCGATAAAAGAGGGCGGCTCACCGCTAGACCAAGACAACCTGCAAAGCCTTTGTTGGAGTTGTCACAGCAGAAAGTCGGCGCAAGAAGGAAGCAGGTGGGGAAAATGAGTTATAAACGCGGAATTGAGAATACGCACCGGGCAATATATGAAGGCGCGGGAGCGTGGGACATACCACAACTGAAAGGAACAGATAGTATTGATATTGTTAACTGGCAGTTCTCTAAAGGAGGTGTATGTGTAGGTTATAACTACTGCAACTCTCTCTTGAAAAAAGATGTTGATTGTAAAGAAATTGGCGTTCATTTCTTCCTAGAAGACTACCAGTTTGAGCGGCTATGGCAACGACCGAGCGAATATATCAGCACATTGAGCAACTTCAAGTTCGTTATGAGTCCTGATTTCAGCCTATACACAGACCACCCTAGAGCGGTTCAGGTGTGGAATCACTACAAAAAGCATTGGATGGGACGTTTTTGGGAAAGAAACGGACTGATTGTAATACCTACAATCTGTTGGTCTGACAGCAGGAGCTTCGACTGGTGCTTTGATGGCGAACCAAAGAATAGTATTGTGGCGATAAGCACGAAAGGTACGCAAGGAGATGCACTGGCAAAGGAGCGTTTCTACGCGGGATATTATCAGATGATGAAGCGGCTCGAACCGACGACTGTCATGTTGTTTGGGAAGAACCCAGGAGCACTGGACGGAAACATAATCGAAATGGGGTATGAGTTTGACGATTGTATGAGCAGGAGGAAATAGCATGGGCGGACGTGGAGGTGGAAGCGGGCGCGGTGGCGGCGCAGTAGCCGGAATGTCGCGTGCTGACAGAGAGAAGGTAGGACAACTGGCACCCGATTATGTCGGATATCAGAAGGCACTACAGATGCTGTCGAAAGAGACCGGCATACCACTGGAGGAAGTGGACAAATACTACTCGGCGTTATCGTCATATTTCGGAAGTGGGTACACAGGCATACGTGCAGGCAAGCCGCCTTCGGAAGCAATGAAAGGTAAGCTGATAGACCAAGTCATCAAGAAAAGTCGTGTCTATAACGGAACCATATACCGAGGAATACACCTCAGTGATGCAGAGTGGCAGTCGTGGCAGAAAGGACTGGTCAAGGGTGGCACAATAGATATGAAAGGAATCAGCAGTTGGAGTAGTAAGCAAAGCGTGGCAACTAGCTTTGCAAAGACCTATTCAGGTTCGGGACAAAGCGTAATATTTAAGGTAAAGAGCACCAGTCACGCCGCACCGGTACAGCATCTATCGCATTTCGGTAGTTCGGAAGCGGAAGTGTTGGCACCGTCAACGGTTAAGTACAAAATAAGCAGTTATGTAACAAAGGGAAAAGTAATCTACGTTGACCTGACGGAAGTAGCATAAGGAGGTACAAGGCTATGGCAAAACAAGAAACTATTGGAAATCGTTGGGGACAGGAAAAACCGCCTGTCATAAAACCACCGAAGAAACCGAGCAAACCTACGACAAAAAAATAGGGGGTTTTGAGTGACTTTCCCTTCCTCTTTTTGAGGGGGAGGGGGAGTCAAATCTCTGACGGTTTAACACAGAAGAGCGGGGCGCGAAACACACGCGAAAAAAAACCGAAATCAAGAAGGGTATAAGGGGCTACCCTTATACAAAGTATAAGAAAACGGAAATTTTTTGAAAAATAATCAAAAGTTTTCAAGTTTAGGAGGAAATATGGCAAACGGACACGGTGGAGCGCGAGTTGGCGCAGGCAGGAAAAAAGTGCCCGTTGCGGACAGGGTGAATGACGACCTATACAAAAAGAAAATTGAAGTGATAAAGGTCGATGCAGAACTTGTTGGAGCGGAAATGCCTGAGCCAAGCAAGTATCTTACGCAACAGACGAAAGGTGCAAGCGAAAATATAGGGAAGGAAGTCTTCGAGAAGACGTGGAAATGGTTGCAGGAACGCGGTTGCGACAAGATAATCAATCCGCAAATAGTCGAGCAGTACGCAATGTGCGTTGCTCGTTGGATACAAGCAGAGAACGCTGTTCATACGTTCGGTTTTTTGGCAAAGCACCCGACAACGGAAATGCCGATTGCCAGTCCTTACATAAAGATATCGCAGGATTTTTTGAAGCAAAGCACGAACTTGTGGCTACAAATCTATCAGGTGGTAAAGGACAACTGCACAGAACCGTATGGCAAGGATGAGACCGATCCGATGGCAATTTTGCTCAATCACCAACCACACGGAGGTAGTAAAAAATGAACATAGAAAAGATAGGCGTTGAACGCCTCAATCCTGCGGCATATAATCCGCGCAAGGAACTGAAGGCGGGGGATGAAGAATACGAGAAGCTGAAACGTTCAATAGAGACGTTCGGCTACGTAGAACCAGTAATTTGGAACAAACAGACAGGGAACGTAGTTGGCGGACACCAAAGACTGACGGTAATGAAAGATATCGGATACAAAGAGGTCGATTGCGTGGTCGTTGACCTCGATGAAACACACGAAAAAGCGTTGAATGTTGCCTTGAACAAGATACAGGGCGAATGGGACAACGACAAATTGAGCGCATTGTTAACGGACTTGGACGGCGCGGCATTCGACGTGAGTCTGACTGGTTTCGATGCTGCCGAAGTGGACGAGCTGATGGACTCTTTCTACTCGCACGAAGCAGTGCAGGATGAGTTCGATATTGACAAAGAGCACGAAGAGGTTGTAGCCAAAGGCGCAGAGACAAAGGTCGGCGATATTTGGAAACTAGGCGAACACAGGCTCATGTGCGGGGACAGTACAAACGACAAGGACTTCGCAAAGCTGATGCGCGGCAAGAGAGCACAGATGGCTGTGACCTCACCACCTTACGGAGTAGGAAAGGACTACGAGAAAAAGGGTATAGAGCCGTGGCGCGAAACGATGAAACCAGTGATAAAAAATCTGACAAAGTACGCAGGTATTGTATGTTGGAATATCATTGATTTATACAGCACCGGCACGCAGTTCATTGAACCTACGAACGCATATTCGACAGAGATGTTCGCCGAGCGCGGATACAGACCTTTGTGGATAAGAATATGGAAAAAACAAGGTATGAACTTCGGCGTGGGACCCTATCACTTGGTAACGAATAAGCCTGTGCAACAGTACGAATACATCACCGCATACGGCAACAACGCAAAAC